CGCCCAGTATCTCCATGCCCCGGTAGTCCACCTGCATACCGGTGTGCTCCATGTCCATGAGAACCTCCAGCACCTCACTGTCCTGCGTGAGCACGTTCATCAGGTCCTCTGAGCGAGACAGGCCCCTCAGCAGTCGCTGATAGAGCAACCATGTCCATCGAGCATCTAAATGAACGTACTGGCACGCTGCGGAGAAAGCGGTCTGGGAAATGACCGCTCCCAACTTGCCGTGGCGGTGGTAGGGATCGTGGTCATCGAAGTTATGGGAAAGCAGCGAGGTCAAACGGAACGACGAGATGTTCTCATCCAGTACGTGCTGGAGGAGCATGGTGTCATGGAACGGTCCTACGGGGAGTTCCCCGTAGTACTTGGCGATGGTCCGGGCATCGAACTTGACGTTGTGTCCCACCTTGATGAGTTCTGTATCAAAGAACAGGGGCTTGAGTGCCTCAAACACCTCTGCCCGGGACAACTGGGTGGGTGGTTCCGAATAGACGGCGGGCTTGTAGTACCGGGACTTCGCCAGAGACTCTTGCCCGTTCTTGAGCAGTTTGCGGTACCCGGTCGGGGGGACCGTAGAGCCATCCCCGCGCTCTTCAGGGGTCAACACTTCACCATTGGGGTGGCCTACCGGGATGGCCCACGAATGTCCCTGAGTGGCAATGCCCATCCAAATCACCTCGTTGCGGTGAGGGTTGAGGGCGATGGTCTTGTGCATAGCCTGTACCCGAATCTCACGGGCACGGGCAGTGATCCCCTCAGAGGTGCTCTTCAGGGACGCCACATGAGCGTCCACCTGCCTGTCCACCAACTCCTCCATGTCGGGGTGGTGGTGAAGGACACCAATGGTCTCCACGTCAAAGGCAAAGGACCCTACGTCCTGCACAGTGGAGATAATACTCTGAATGTCAGACATGGTAGAAACGTAGCGGGGCCCGGGATGGACGGAAGGGGGGTACATCACAGCCCGGGCCCTGCTAGCCCAATCAGCCAGCGCCAAGGTCCTCAGTGGCAATGGCCGAGAGTTCATCGAAGGTGTTGACACGGATGATGTCGGAGTCGTACACCTTGGAGACGAGTGCCTCAAGGGACTCATCGGACAGCGGGGAAACGCTCCACTCTTCCTTGAGGTCCCGTTCCTTGATCAACAGGTGGTTGTACTGGGTCTGGGGACCCGTTCCACTGCGACTGACCGCCCAGTAGTGCTTGGACAGGGGGCCCTGACGCTCGTCATCGTTGAAGTTGCGGAGGGTGGCAATGACCCGGGTACCGGCCTCGTAGGAGCGCATAGCGGGCTCCTCGCCACGCTCCAGCAGGATGACGTTAAAGGCGAACAGGGGCCGTGGGCGGTTGCCTGAATCACAGAGTGGGCAGCCCTTGGGGTCCATGCCGTCACGGCACACGAAGGACTTCTGGCCGGGCCGGGTCACCCAGTGCTGCCTCCACGATGCGTAGGGAGCGTCCTCAAGGAACTTGATGATGATCGGGTCCGGGCCGGTCTTGAGGCGGACAGCGTAGTTGGAGTCCTCTTGCTTGATACTGTCCACAGCGCCCCAGCCGGAGCGAATGATCTTCCTCGCAGCGGGTGGGTCCTCTGTCATGGTCGCACCCTCGGGTGCTTCGTCGTAGTCGATGGGCATGATGTCTATTCTTCTTTCTTGTGTCGTCACACCGGCCAGTTAGCCGCTGTGTGTTGCTTAAAGCCGACCCAGTCGGCGTGTCCCTGATCGTCAAGGCGGAACACCTCGACGGCCTGAAGCAGGAACTTCACCTGCTCAGGACTATACAGGCGGCGACCCTTCGGGACAACCCCCGGAATCTGTTCGCCCTTGGGGGGTGGGGTGCGGTAGTTGGCGTGGGGAATCCATCCGTTGCGCTCCCACATCCTGATCGTGACCGCCTTACGGTTCAGCAAGCGGGCCAACTCACCGATGGAGTAGAACTCCCGCAGTTCCCCATTGACCATGTACCTACTGACCTTGGCCCCGGCCAGTACCTCATCCAAGGGCGTCTTGGGAATAGGGCTATCTGGCCGATTACGTGGGGGGGTACTACCCGGATAATCAGATTCTTCGGGTGCCTCTTCGTCCAGTAAGTCGGAGTGGTCTCGACGGAGAAGGTGCTGGAAATAGTTGCTAGTGCTCATACCTTAAAGGCCCACGTCTCTCGTTCGATGTAGAAGTCCTCGATGGCGTCCCGTATCTCTGGGTCGTCCCAAGCCAGAGCAAGTACCTTGTCCTCACTCAGGACCTCTACCACCTCACTGACGTTGTCCCAGATGCCGTTCTCCTTGGCCCACGTCTCACACGCAGCAGCATCGAACGACTTGCCGACACGGCGCTCGCGCTTGAGTTTGAACTCCCCGACATCCAGCCACTTGTGGCCGTTGTGGTCCACGTACCCCCGCTCGTCCACGAGTTCCACCAACGCCGCCTTGAGCCCATCGGCCCGCTTCTTGGCCGTGTCGGCCATCTCCTTGGCAGCCTTATACTCCTGCACCAACCTCAGGTTGAATGCAGCATCGTCCCCTTCAGTCCATTCGCAATCGTCCATCACACCCTCGATCCCGCTAGAAAGTCTGAGAGGGAGCCTAGCGTAATCTCGTACCTCCCGTGGGCATCGTAGCCCTTGTCAATGAATGCCATGTTGATCAAGCGCTTCTCCTGAAGCATGTCGTACTGTCGCTCCTCTAGGCTGCCCTTCATCACGAATGAGGTCACTGTAACATGCGGGAACTTCGAGGACAACCTGATGATGCGGGACTCCCGCTGGTCCAACTTGCCCGCCGACCAAGGCAGGTCATAGGAGATCAAGTGGTTCGCCATGGGCAGGTCCACCCCGTAGCCCCCGGCGTCAGAGGACAGAAAGACCCTAGTGTTTGGGTCTCGACCAAACTGTTTCTTTGATGCGTCCCGCTCACTGGCGCTCATACCACCCATGAACTTGACGCAGGTGGTCTGGTCACGTAGGGCCTGCTCCAGTAGGTGCAGGTTCTGCTTGAAGAAGGAGAAGATGACCACCTTATTGGTCGGGTCCTCACTCAGTATGTGAGAAGTGTACTCCACCACGGCATCCAACTTGGGCATGCGATGCACAGCAGACATCCACCCGGCCTTGACGATCTTGTTGGCGTAGGCGCTGCCGTGTGAAGTGGGGCCGTCGTAGAGGTCCGACGAGATGCGGACGAGTTCAGGGTTGTCGCACAACATCCGCAGCACGGTCATACGGGACATGATCTCGCCCTGAGCGGTATCCCCTCCCGATGCGTTGTAGTGCCTCCAGAGATCAAATCCCCTACCCGTCTGCCTGATGGCCTCGTTGATCTTCTTCAGCAGGTCACTAGCGATCTGGCGGTACGCCTTGGCCCCCGACACGTCAAACGGAACGGGCACCACCTTGTGGATCAACTCCGGCAACTGATCCTGAATGTCCTCGCGTGTCTTGCGGATCATCACATCCTTGAGGCTGTCGTGGAGGGTATTCAGGTTGCGGTACCTCTGCGGCTTACCCCAGTTGTCCCTGACGATGAACGTGCGGTCGAACAGGTCGAACCTGCCAAGGATGTTGGCGTCCACAAACTCCATGATGGAGAATAGTTCTTCGGGACGATTCTCGATGGGCTGTCCGGTAAGGGCGTATCGGTAGGGCACGCGCTTGCCTAGGCGCTTTAGGAACTTGGACCTCTTGGCGACACGTGACTTGATCAGCGTGGCCTCGTCAATGACAAAGGCATCGGATCGCAGGCGGTCAAGGAACTTGGTGTCCCTCTGTAGCATCTCAGCGTTGACGATCACGTAACGACACGAAACAGCCGCCCTCCAGAGGGTCTCCCTCGCCTTGGGGGGACCGTCGATCACGATGGCACGAGAAGAACAGAACTTCTGAATCTCGGACAGCCACTGGTACTTCAACGAGGACGGAACAACGATAAGGGCACGGGTGATGTCGTCCTGATCAAACAGGGTCTCTAGCGTGGCTATGGTGGTCGGGGTCTTGCCCGATCCCATGACCATGCAGAGCATCATCTGCCCACGATCACACATGGCCTCGTAGGCTTCGTCTTGGAAGGGATACAGGGTC